TGACATGTTTGAGCCATCGTTAACAGCAGACCCAGTTAAGGTCATATTTCCTGCTCCTGATGGAGACTGCACAGCAGCAATCGCTGTTGTGCTTGCTGAAACAGCTTTAAACATTTTCGCCTGTATACTCGTACTTGACATATTTTCTCCTTATTGGTCTCGGTGGGTATCAAGATCAAAAAGTCTCAAAGTTTCCCACCAAGATAATTAATTATTACGCTGCAAATGCAAATGCACCTGTAGTAGCATCTGCCGCTCCACCTAATTTAGTAGAGATAGTCCAAACACCATCTTCAAAACATTGGAAAGCAATCATACTTCCTGTTGTTAAAAGATTTGTAGCTGCATCAACAGGAGTGAAAACTAATTGTCCTTCACCTGCAGTTGATTTATCAAAAGCTACTTCTGCTGCTGCTCTTGATTCAATTAATGAACCTGTAGCCCAAGCATCTGTACCATTAGCATTGAAAGTTAAAGTGTTAGTTCCGCCAGCTGTATCTTTAGCTTGAACGTAAACACAAATTACTCCACTAACTGCTGCTGGTAAAGCTGCTGCACATGCTGCAGCTCCAGTGTAGTTTACAACTGAAACAATTCCATCTGCTAATGAAATATTAGCAGCCGTTGCTGTGTCAGCGTAAGTCATGCCTGTTATATCTGGTAATCCAGCTGCTTGTCTTGTAACGAAAGCACCTGTTACGTTATTTTTTACTGCCACTTCGAAACCGTTTTGGGATCGTACTGGACCTGTAAATGTAGTATTTGCCATGATTATTCTCCTAGTTAGTTTTACATAGTCTCTAGGCTGTCGACTATACCGCGTCTATGTAAAATATTAATTTATGTATAGTGTGGTTATTCTATACTAGTTTTAAGTAGAGTGCAAGAGAGCCTGTAATGCGGAGTGGATTTTTTCCAACGATGTAGCTTTTTATTAAGTAGCTACTGAAACTTCAGGAGCAGAACCTTCAACATTGTTCTGTCTGTGGGCAATTGCTGCTTCTTCCAGCTTGATCTTTGTGATGATCTCTTTTACTTTGTCATCAATTCTGACCATTTCAAGAGTGTATCTGTTATTATCCAGATGCTCCTGTTCCCACTTCAACTCCAAGGACCTTTTTGCTTTGTATAGGTCTTGTATCATAAGTAACCTCCTCATAGGTTATTCTGTTTAACGGAGAAAACATTCCCGTTGTTTCCCAGATAATATCATTTTGTCCTAGTTTGTCAACTATTGCTTTTTCCAATGAGGTTGGATTGTCATCAGACTCCACTTCAAATTTTCCGTGGTAGTCGTAAGCCCATATATTTACTAGGAATTTCTTCATTTTTTCACCTTATTTAATAAAAAGGGCCGAATTGTGTTCGGCCCTTTTAAAATTATTGATTATGTTGCGTTTGAACCAAAGATACCTCTTGGATCAGAAAATCCAAATACATATCTTTCTCTCGCTTTGTATCTAACATTACCAGTATCGAAATCACCTTCCATAGAAGTTTTGATAGGTGATCTGCTGAAGTGTTTTAGACCATTAGGCACATCAGTTTTAATGAAGAATTTCTTCGCAGCAGTTAAGTAGTTGTTCACTACATATCCACCAGAGATCATTCCCATATTTCTGATTGCGTTAATGTCGTTATCAGCAGTGCCTGTTCTACCAGCAGAATTCATAAGTCTGTCAGCAGTAAATTGAAGCGCTGAAGGAATTACTAATTTAACTCCTGTTGCTGCAATTTTTAGGCCTCTTTCATCAGTAATAGCCGCGATGTCAATCAAAGACTGTTCTAATGAAGTTTCGTTCAACTCTGCAGGTGTTTGCAATTGGTTTGCAAAAGTACCAGCCATAGTTGGGTGATTAACAATTGCACCACCAGCTCCGTTACCACAAAGAGATACACCGTCACCACCAGCAAAAGTTACGTCGAATGCATTGTTTAATACAGCCGCTCCTTTGATGTTTTTAGTTGACGCCATAGATCTTGCTAACGCTTTTGTATATCTAGACGCAAGTCTGTCATACAAGTTATCTTCGATAGCTTCTTCTGTGATCGCGAATGCTAATGCAATCGTTTCGTTAGTGTAACGAGCTGTGAAAGTTTCTTGTGCATCGTCAAAAGTTACACCCTGTCCTTCAGGTTTAACGTTTGCATTTGCGAAACCAGCTAACATCACTTCTTCTTCAAAAGCTCTGTCAGATGATTCTGTTTCGAAAATTTCAGACCATTGCTCGCCGTATTGTTTGTATTCTAATCCGAATAAAGCATTCAGACCAGGCTCTAGTTCTTTAACTAGTTGTGCTCTTGATATAGCCATAGTTATTTATCTCCTTATTCTAGATTAAGCGTATAAACCAGCGCCGCCAGCGATCGCAACAATAACGTTTCCACCAGCTGCGGTGAAATCTTTATTTTCTGGATCATTGCCGTAAGCAACTAATTTAAACATTGCCGTTGCAGCAGCTGAACCAATATCTAAAGTAGTAATTGATTGACCACTTTTGTTATCAGTTGCAGTGTAATTATTTACGTTGAAGTTGTTTGCGCCACCGATTAGGGTTTGAGCAACAGCTGCATCCGCTTTAATTTCATACTGTTGAAACGGGTTGTTGATTATGAACGCTTCAATTTCATTTGAACCGTTGTTGTAGTTTACTGATGTAGTTTGACCTGCAACAATGTTATTGCTGAAAGTAGGTTTTCCTGATGCATCTATAAAAAATGCGCCATTGAACACACCTGTTAATAATGCGTCTGCATTATTAGCCCAGCCTGTTCCGCCTGTTCCACCATCATCTGTAACTGTAAACGCTGCGTCTTGTTGGTAACCTTGGTTGCCTGCATCTTGTGTAGACATAGGATCACCTTTGTTGACTGCAACGCCTGGTGCTGTTTGGATTCTGTACTCAGCTTGACCAGAAGTAGCTGGAGTTTGTCCAACTGTATTGATCGCTCTAAGTCCAAATCCTACGTCGCTTGCATTTGTTCCTGCCATAGTTTTTTTCCTTGTTATGTACCTGCCTCGAAAGGCCTCCAGTACGAGTTTAATTTATTTTGTTGGATAGGAATAGTTAAAAGATTAACTTTTCTTTGTACCACCAAAAGTTACACGAGTATTAGATTCCTTTTGGAATTTCATACTTGGGTGCTGATCCTTCATAAGATTGTGTTCAACTGCTTCTTCTTTCGCATCGTTTTGCTTTTTATAATAAGCATCGATTTGAAGTGCAATCTCCTCTGGTATCCTAGCCAGCAATAGGCCTCCCACTCCAATAACTCCAGCGTATCTGCCTTCTGTCATCTCTGGATATTGAGTATCTGGATATTCGTCAGCTCTAACTAACTCCCATCCTTCTCTCAAAGATGATGCTACATTTTTAGCATCTGATGCTCCGAGTATTTCGGAACGTATCCATTGATGTCTAAATCCAGTTGGCGCTGGTGGTGCATCAAGTGAGTTGGGTGGAGTCCAAACTTTTTTGACTTCAATTTTGTCTCTAGTTTGACTCGCACGAGAAGTTTTTATTTTTTCATTTTCCATTTTATGCTCCTTCCGTGATTTTTAATTGTTTTGCATAAGCTTCTAGCGGCACACCTAATCTTTTAGCAATTGCTACCTGTGACGGTGAGAGTTTCACAGTTTTACTTTTGCGTCCTGTTGAAGCCGAACGTTTAGCTGAAGCTACATTTTGAACCGGTCTGGCTCTTTCTGTAGTATTACCATCTATCTTATCAAATTTATGCGGAAATTCAAGTCTTATTCTTGAGTCAACTTCTTCATAATATTCTTTAGATTTTGGATCATAACCTTCTTTTTCTACAAGCGTTTTATGTATATCAAACGCTGTATAAGTCATTGCTGAATCATTACCAAACCAAGGGTTTTCAGACGCCCAGGCTTCTGCCATAGGGTCAGATTGAGTCGGTTGTCTTGTTTGTTGAGGTGTTACATTAACCTCTTTAGACACTGGTTTAGATGCTTCAGCGGCTTTCATAGCGTTCAATCTTGCGGCGTCCATAGTCAAATTAGAAATTTGTTCTTGAGCTGCAATTTGTCCGTCTACATCTTGAGACTCAATAGCAGTTTTAAGAGCTTGTCTTGCTGCTGCCATATTTGTTTTAACTCTCGTCTCAAATTCTGAAGTGTAAGATTTATCTAATTTAGATAATCTTCCTTCTAAATCACTCTTTTGTCTGTGGGCTGCTTCTGCAAATGCAATAGCTTCTTCTCTTTGTCTTTCAGCTTCTCGCATTTTACGAGTTAGTTTAGCAATACGTTTTTGTACTCCTTCACTGTACTCTTGAACTTCATCTTTTTTTTCAAGTTTAGTTTCTCTTTCGTTTTCAAAAGTTTTGTCAACTTCAGATACTTCTTCAACTTCTATTTTTTCTTCAGCAGGTGCTTCAACTTTTTCTGGCTCACCTTTATCGTCTAAATCAATTTCAGCACCGACTGTTTCGCCGACGTCAATTAATTCTTCTGAAGGTTTCTTATTTTCGTTCTCTGTTGGCATAGTTTCCTTCCTATGTTGTTAAATGTAATGAAGAACTGATTCAGGATCACCTATGGTCCCTAACACTTCATCATCGTTTAGTATTCGCACTTCTCCACCTTCAATCGGTAAACGTG